AAAGCTCTCAAGAAGTTCAACTTAGTAAAACTTTTAATATGATAAATTTAGGCAGCGTAAAACATACTCCTTCTTCTATGGCATTTACAATAAATTTTGGCTATAGCCTTACATTAACAAGAAGTGGTGGTAGTTCTAATGGTTTTATTAATAGTGTTTCTTTGGTAGCAAAAATATATCATAATGATGATGATACCATAGATGAAACTACTACATTGTTTAATACGACACACAATAGTGTAACTGCAACAAGAAGCTCTACAACAAGTACAATAAATTTACATGAATCAACAGATTCAGAGTTTACTGGTAATTATCCACAGAAAATAGAATTTCAACTAAATATAAACTATGATGGACTTGACCCTGGAGATGTAGGTAGTGGAGCATCAAATGATTTATCTGGTACTGCTACTGTAGCAACTACCAACATTTTAACAACAACACAATTTGAAAGAGATAATTCATCTGTACAGACAGATACTGAATTAAAAGAAAATATTAAGGAACTTTATTCATCTCAAGATGGTTTAACCTTAGATAGCAATGTCATAAAAAAACCTATTGAAGCACATAGATATTTATGCGAAACCTTTGCAGATAGTAATATTTTTCCTACATCAGTCGGCACTACAAATAACTATTCAAACATCTTAAATACTTTTAACATTTCTGGTGTACAAGGAGATATGCACTATTGGTTAAACAAATCAGAAAAACTTGAAAAGGTATTAGAAGAATTACAACACTTTGGATTTTTTATAGGAAGGATGAAAGCAGATGGCACATATCATTACATAAGCCCAAAGTATTTAACGACAAGTACCACATCATCAACAACATTACCTTATTTAGCAACTGCAGGTACTTTACATTCAGATAATTTAATTACAAGCACAACTGACAATCAGTTTAAATTAACCCTTGAAACGCAAGGTAGTGGTTATACTGAAGGAGATTTATTAGTAATATCTCATGGCTCTGATTTTGAGTTTATGAAAATTACAACTGGCGGTCCAATGACTGGCTCTTCTACTACACAAACTATAACAGTAGAAAGAGGTATTGCTCCAATAACTACTGCAACTGCAGGTAGTCAGTCTGCAGGAACAACAATAAGAAAAGTAGTATTTCCACACGCAGTAATTGATGAAGATGATTTTTCAAACTTGCAAATTATGCACACTCCGATTAATGAATTGGTTACAAAATACAAAATACAATATTTAAGAAAACCAGAAGATAATAATAAGTATGGTAAAACCTCAGAGTTTACTAACTCTACAACGAGAACAAACTATAACATAGAAGATGAAAAAGTTAAAGATATTAAAAACGATTTTGATAAAACTGGTACACTAACAACTAATTATTATAACTACTACAATCATTTAATTGGAGAGCCAAGATTAAAAGTGGCGTTTGATTTAGTAAATCCAAGTTTTTACGCTTTGGAAGTAGGAGATATAGTAAGAATTTATACAACTAAAAAAGCTCCTTTTGGAAAAAACTGGAGAAGCGTATATTTTATAGTGACACAAACAACAAGAACATTAGGAAAATTAAGCATAAGTGCTTATGAAATTTATTAAGGATTAATTATGGCAGTTATAACAGAAGTTAGATTTAGACCAGATAGTAGCACAAGTCATGCTAACTATTCTCCATCCAGAAATCCAGATATGAATGTTGCAGAAACAACAAAATATGATGGAATAACAGTATCTCAATCTTATGGTGGTAAAATCTATACAAATGAACGATATGGCAAACAATTAGAGTATGAATTGTCATATACCAACTTATCAGAAGCAGATAAATCAAAACTTGAAGTTTTAGTAAATCAAGTAAAAGGTAGGAAACTCGCATTTCAGTTTAGTACAGATGGGGGGAGTAGTTATATTGATGTAAGATTTACTGCAAATGACTTAAAATTTACACAAACTGCGTATTCTATATATTCTACAACCTTTACCATTAGGCAAGAAATATAACAGAACGCACGAAAATAGCCCTAAAATCAATTATCTTTTGCTAAAAGGGTAATTTGTCGGGTGGATTATCTTTAGCCTCAAATTTCTTGTATTTATCATGCAATTCTAATACTGTTGCTGCAAGATAAACACACAAGTCTAATGTTTCATCTAACGCTTCTTTAAGATTATCTCTGCTGCCATCAATGGGAACATCTTGTTTATAATCTATCTGCCCTTGATTTATCTTGTCTTGTAATAACATCATTATTCTTGTATTGCTATTCATCTTTTTTCCTTTTGAAAGTTTGTAAGGAGGCGAGTAGCCAACCCTTGTATTTGCAATTAACTTAGGGTAAGATTCCTTTCTTGTTAATTGTTAATATGTGCCTCCTTAACTTTTAATTAAAATGGCAAATCGTCATCTGATAGTGCTTCGTTAGAAGGTTTCGCTCCACCTTGCGGAGTATAAACTGCCAATTTCAACATTATGTCGCCTTTTTTAGTTTTGTTTTTCCACAAAGATATTCTATGAACTTTGCCTTCAACATTAAAGTCTCCTTTATAATCTGGACTTTTGTCTAACGGATTATCATGATTTTTATATGTGTTTTTAAATAGATAGCCTACATTTTCTGGCATATCAAACTTTTTCTTATCGCTCATTTTTCCTCCACATGTTTTAAGAAATGTAAGCCAATTTCTGGCTCTACGCAATTTCTTAATATTTGTCTTTTATTTTTTATATTATAATCACTTAAATCAAAACCTTTAAGTTTTGATAAACTTTCTACTGTTCCTCCCCTATGTCCTCTATTTTTTATTTCTATATCCGGACAATCTACATTAGTCCACCAAATATGTTTTGCCATACTTTTTCCTGGTATTAGAGGCTTATAATAAGGTATTGTATTTTCTATAACATACTTGCCATCATACCAATACATTAATAGTATAATTTGTTGATATAAGGACAAGTCTGGATATTTTGCATCAACCTTTCTATACTTCCTATTGGCTAAAAATCCAATGTTATATCTAATTTGACTGTGTGTAGGGCATGGAGGACTACTCCAAATAAAATCAAAATTCATATAGTTTTCTAATAAAAACAAGTGAGCATCTTCTATAACCACAGTGTCTTTTGGAAACATGTCTGAATAAACCGCAGCAATGTCTTTATTGTTTTCAACCGCAACAATCTCATGGCTATCTCCCCAAAGTTTTCTATTTCCCCCAATACCAGAGTATAAGTTTAATATTCTCATACGGTTATAATTTTAAGAATTGTTTTACCTTGTTTTAATTTAGCATCAGATTTAGAGTTATAAGCATACTCTTCTAATTCTTTTGTTATGTCATACCCTTTGTCGTCATAGTTTTGTAAGTCTATTTTAATACCATCAATAGTTTTATTTTTATAAAAGATATAAACATTCTGACTTGCTCTGCCTTCTAAGTTTAAATTCTTTTCGGAATAAGCATTTGCTCCCACAAGAGATGCACTCCTTCCATAAGTGTCTCCTACCCTTGCAGAGTGTATGTGTCCAGATATAACAAAATCAATCTTTACATCCCTTCCACTTGCATACCTACCTTTAATTTGAGTAATAGATGTTTCGTGTTTGGCTTTGATGCTGCCATGCCCATGTATCATAAGAAGATTCATACCCGCTAAATTAACCACAACCTCTGTTGCATCTTTAGAAAGTATAAAATCTACATCTGTATCACGATATAAGAATCTTAAAATATTATAAATAGTAAAGTCGTAATTATCACTTGCGATATAATCATCCCAACCTATTTCGTCTTTAACTCTACTTTCATTACCAGTGATACATGCCAAAGAGACCTTGTAATCCTTCCTTACATCTTCTACCACCTGCTTTAAAAGTTGCACTGATATAAATGTTGCATTAGAACGATTGGTAGATTGTGCAAACATTTCATCTAATCTTCTATCAGAGTTCATTAAATCCCCGGTAAATGCTATTAAAACCTCTTTTACTCCAAGTGCTTTTAGATAAATTTTTGCTTTTCTTATATAAGTTCTAAGTCTTTTTGCTGCCACTTCAAAGTTATACTTATTGTTTGGTAGGTTTACTTCTTCGTTGAAATGTGTATCGGATATTTGAATTACGCCAACGGCTTTGCTGCTTTCCGTTTTGACATGTTTCAATTTAGGTATTTTATGCTTTTCAAGGACTTTAATTAACTGTTTATTGTATTCTGATAGTGCATTATCCAGCCTGGCATGTTCCCGAAACGACTTATTAGCAATTCTATTTCTATCTTGTGCGTTTTGTTTTTGTTTTGCTAATCTTACTT